ACCACGATCTACAATCACTTCGGAAGATTGGAGTCCACCCTGACCATAGTGACCCTGATAGGTCTTATCTATGTAGGCTTTGAACTCCTCTAATAGTTCATCTTCCCTAAACTTGTAGTCTGGTTTGGGCATTAAAAGTCCTCCGATGAATCAGTAGTCTCAACTTCTTCAGTGGTTTCCATACTCACACCGGCATCTACTTTGGTGTAGAGGTCAATGAAAGCAGACTTGGTGTCCACATCAAATCTGTTGACGCATAACTGAATGGCTTTGAGTCTATCATCGAACATTGCAAAGGCTTTCACAATGTGTTCTAGCCTTCTAGTTGAGATCAATTCATCAATCGCACCGTCATAGAAAGTCTTTCTGATAACGTCAGCCCAAGTAACTAACTTGTCGGCAAATTCATCATCAACACAACCTTGAACAGCCATTTTGTTGAGAACAATCTTTTTCTCTTGAGCCGCTGAAGGGTATTCTTGCTCGACAGTAATAGCAAAACGCTCAAGGAATGCTTCATCAAGAACTTGGGCACCCATAAACTTGCCATCATCAGAGCCTCGACCCTTAGTGTTAGCAGTAGCAATAACATTGAAACCAGCTTTAGGTGCAATCACCTCACCAGTTTTCTTATTGAAGTATGGTTTGCCTTCAAGTATCGCTTGCAGACACATCAACTTATTAGAGCCTCTATCAATTTCATCTAGAATGAGGATCGCACCGCGCTTCATAGCAGTCAGTACAGGACCTTCACGATAGACCACATTGCCATCGACCAGTGTATTACCACCAATCAGATCATCTTCATCAGTTTCGATGGAGATATTGACTCGGATCGCTTCTTTTTTAAGTTTGGCACATACTTGCTCAACCATCATAGTCTTACCGTTACCGGATAGACCGCAGATAAAAGTTGGGTAGAACACACCAGATTTTACAATGCTGGATAAATCTTTGTAGAATCCAAAAGGAACGTAAGTGGAATCTTTTTCGGGAATAAGATTCTCAATCTCAATTGATAATTTAGCTTGGGTCAAAACTTTACTCTCCGGAGCCTTAGTCTCAATTACTGCAACCGGGGGTGCAGACTGTGGGACAATCTGAGCAACCGGACCGTTATCACCAAAAGTATATTTACCTCGTGATACGGCATAATTCTCCACGATGTAACCGAGAGCAGAACCTTGCTTGGAAATTCCAAGTTGATCTGCAATCTGGTTCAAATCACTTCGGGTAAAAACACCACTAGGATTGTCAGTTTGTTGAAGCGCGGAGATAATTGATCCGACTTCTTGTTCTTGTTTGTCATTAGCAAACATTTGGGTAGTTAGTTGATTCATCATAATAGACCTCTCTCAAAAGGGTTAACTCAATTTATACATACATTATAGCTGGAGCCAAGGCATATGTCAACCTTTTTCTTCAATTATTTTTGGCTCCAAGCTATTGATTTCACGCAACTTTCTCAATGAAGCGATTTAAAAACACTCGGCTTGATGATTTATTCATGGCAAACTTCTTAAAACCACGTCTTAGATCACCCTTACTGGTAGATTTGACCTCAAGTTCAGTCTCTTCAACATCCAGACCTTTACCACCTTTAATAAGATAGAGCGCATCATACGCAGTGGCATTTGGTACTTCAATAAATCTATCTGGAGCCCAGGTCTTTTTGGCTTTGTCAAATGCATTCCAATCATAATCTTCAATCGCATTCATGAATTGATCACGGGCTTTCTTTACAGATGGCTCGACCAATCTGAAGCCAATCATTCTAGAGCCGGTAGTGGCTTGATAGTGTTTCATCATTGCATTCGAAAAGTTATTGTATCGAGGAGCAGAGTCACCGTAACCACGATTACTCTTAATTGCAGTAGTAATAGGACCTTCTTTGATGAAGACATCGGAAAACTTTTTGCCGTAGTATCTTTCTGGACTAGCATAACTGTTACCATCATCAAACTCTTTTATTTCACCAATCGTTTCCAATGTAGTGGAGTTATCACCGTCAGTAAGAATAATAGTATTCAATACTTCAAGAGATTTTGATTCTTTGAACTCAATTGCAATGTCACGGAGAATCATAATACCCTCAGCAAGAGGAGTCATACCCAAGTTTAAGTGTCTAGGAGCACAACTTCTGTCCATCTCGACCACATTATCAAAGTCATTATTTCTGTAGTAATTGCCAAACACCGTAGCGTAACCCAGAAGTTTTTTGAAAACTTTTGTATACTGTGCGGCACCGAGATCGGAAGTAATTAATTCTACCAAACCGACTTGAACATCATCCCAGTGAATGTCACCAACTTTAGGATCTCTGATCAAATCTGACCATCTAGTATTGTAACTATTTGCACAACTACTGAACCCATAAACTTTGAATGGAATATTTACTTTTTTACAGAAAGCAATTTGTATCATCAATTGTTCTAGGGTTGATTTCATTTGTTGGTACATTGACCCAGACATATCTAACAACATTAGCATACCGTGATTTTGTCCATCAGGCACAGTGGTCGATGATAAGAATAAATCGTCAGTCAGTTTGTATGCCCACAATTTATCTTCATTCAACTTACCAGTACTATTGATACGCTGTTTTTTAATCGCGGTAGCTTTTCTTTTCATTTCGAATTGCTGAACCAACTGATTAATAGTTGTCTTATGTTTTGTTTGGAATCTTTTCAGAAGAATATTTTCTGCTTCTGCCGGGGTATACTTTGGACCACCATACTCATTGTAAGTGGTCTCAAAGTCCCACACTTCAGCACAAGGCATAACTAATTTTTTAGTGATCAGTTTAGGCCATGTCACGTTAAGAGTTTCAAGACCATCAGTTTTAATTAGTTCTTGTTCTCTCGCACGGAAATTCGTATCGGTCATTGCTTCAGGCTCTAATGAACCATCGCTAGAACCTTTCATGATATTGCCGTCGGAAGTTTTTTCAGTAGAAGTTTCATCAGTTTCTTCAGATTCTTCAGACTCTTCACCAGTGGTAGCATTAGAAGTATCAGTCTCTTCAGAAGATTCACCATCTTCATCGGCATCACCAGATTCATCAGAAGACTCACCGTCTTCACCGGCATCAGATTCTTCAGCAGTTTCTGGATCATCCCAAGGCTCGCTAACATCATCAGAATATCCGTCATCAGAATATTCAGCATCATCAGTATCATCACCAAAAAGATCATCTTCTGGTTGCATTTGATTCTGCATTGCTTCTTCAGATTTAGAATGTTCAAAGAGCGAGTTGGCTAGTTCAACAACTTCATCCCAAGTATTACATTTAGCAACTGCATCTACAAAAGGCATTTCTTCAGCACTAAAAGGAACAGCCAACATTGAGCCGCCCTTGAAGTGAAGGTTGATTCTATCGATAAGAGGAAGGTCAGAGATTTCTGTATTCTTCAATCCGAAGAAATCTTTCTTCAGAAGAATATCATAACCCTTAGCAAAAGACTTTACTATACCAGGGTAACGTAACTTGATTAGTTTCTCAATACGTGCATCTTCAATGACATTGAGGAATGATTTGAAACCACCGCCTCGATTACAAGTGGCAGTATGCCAACCTTCGGGCGGAGTTTCTAGACCGTGACTGACTTCATGACCAATGAATAGATCATAAAGTTCTGGAGCCATCTCGACCCATCTGGGTAAGATAACTTTACGTGCTTTCAAATCGAAAGCCGCAGTAGAAACATTTTGATGCTCTACTGACAGATTCTCAGTGGCTAGTAATTTAGCCAAATTTGATTTCTGATTAATTTCCATAAACAACCTCTCTCATTTATATATACATTATGACAGGTGTTAAGGTAAAAGTCAACCTTTTTCTTTGGTTCTAAGTCATTGATATATAAGAGGTTGTTAAATTATTTTGATTTAGGTCCTTTTTTACGAGTGGTTTTTGGTGTTGGAACAGGCTTTTCTGCTTCTTTTTTCTTCTTATCAAGGTAATCTCCTCGCTTGTTCAACCGGATGACTACTTCATCTGGTTTGATCCACATATCAACACCTGATATTATATCATCAATTTCCTTCTTTGTAAAGAACCCTGCATATACATCATGCATCAATTCAGAAATCCAATCTGCATCATGAGTTACCTGAGAAATCATTTCTGATCCCTTGCCCCATGATCCACCAGAGTATGTGTGGACCATAAACTGGCTATGATCAGAGACTTCACAAATATCTCCACATAAAAAAATCATAGTGGCGGCTGATAGACAGGCACCCTCAATCGATGTTACTAATGTGGCTTCTGTTTCTCTCATGGCTCTCATCATTTGAACTGCTGTATTGATCTGCCCACCATGAGAGTTGATATGAACATATATTACATCGTTTGGTCCTGCGCGCCTGAACAATTGATTCCACTCAATGTACTTGTCAGGACTTTCTATAGTATCATGGAGATACAAGTCATATGTTTTTGCGATTGATCTTTCAAAAACATTTGTGTTTAAATTTAAATCTTCAAGTTTAAAACTATTCATAAAATTGAGTTACCGCCTTAATTTTCTCTATTTGTTTATCGATGATTGCAGTCCTATTTGGCCAGTGAATATATTCCTTTTCTGGATTTTTCTTTAGATTCTGCAAAAGTGGCATTATCATATCTTCTAGAGTTTTTAATTTTTGCTGAACATCGCCAGCTACTAAATCTTTGTGTTCACTTATTAGTGTACTGTTGTCCATTGAAATTAATTTTGCTTCAATGTCGTACAATTTTTCCATAACAGAGTCCATTGCTTCGGCTGGGAGTTCTGCTCTTACTGGTGCTGTTGGTGTTGTTCCAGTAGGTGCTTCATCTACCGCAGTAAATCCAAAATCGTATGTGTTATCTGTCATTTTCCTTTTTCCTTCTATTAAACCTTTTTACTTTTTTATCTAACGATTTTATTGCCCTGTTTAATTTTAACTTAGATGCTCTACTAGTAAAGTTAAGTCCCAACATATGATCATACTCATGTAGTGCAACTCTTGCGGCTAAACCTAAAAAAGTTTCAGTAGTTTCTTTGTTATTTAAATCAAAATATTTTATAGTACATTCTGTAGGTCGAGAAATGTGAAGTCTAAATCCCGGCATACTTAAACACCCTTCTTCTGCTAGACTTGTTTCATCATTCACACCTATTAACAGTGGATTAAAAAGAGTACGATTAAATTCTTCTCCTGTATTGGGATTCTTTACGCCCATACAAAATACTCTTTTGTCTTCGCCAACTTGATTCGCAGACAACCCAATGCCTTTTAACTCAATCATCTTTTTCATAAGATCGGTTGCAAATTCTTTTGCGTTATCATTTTCAAAGTCAAATACTTCTGGCTGTTTTTTCAGAAGTGGATTATCTAATGCTACTAATTCCATTTATACTATCACCGAATAATTTTGTTTTTTCTCAAATTTAATTACTGACCTAAACTTGTCGAACAGTTGGTCACCCTTGTGTGAAATCACAAATACATTTGCTTCTTCTCCTATAGTATTTAGTAAGGTCATCACATAGTCTGTACCATTATTGTCCAAACTACTGTCAAATACTTCATCAAGTATCAGTAGGTTAGTTGCGGCACTGTTCTTCATCTTAGCAATTGTTCTCCATGTAAACAACAGGGCTAAATCAATACGCTGTTTTTCACCTTCACTGAATGACGCATAACTAAACTTATCTCTGTGGCGAGATTTAATTGTTTCGTTAAACTTCTCATCTAAATCAAACTGAACAAAGAAGTCCATAGATGCTAAAAATTTATTTACCAATTTATTGATGGCAGGCAAGTATTGTCGAATGATTCTTGTTTTTATACCAGTATCTTTGAGTAAGTTACTAGCAACAGACAGATAATGGCTCTCCTCGCTCTTCTCTGTGCGTTCTGCCTCATGTTGGACCACTATTTTAGCCAAATCTTTTAGCTTCTTTTTCTCTTCATCAATGTCTGCTACATTTGATTTTGCTGTAGATATATCAGACTGTAATCTAGTTAGATATTTTTGACTGGTAATGATCTCGCTATTGATATCTGCAATGCTGTCAGTAATATCAATGAACTTTTCCATAGATTTATTTAAAGTTTCAAACTCAGTATCAATCTGTTCAGATGCATTGGTAAGTTCTTCAATCTTCTTTTGTCTTTCATTCTTAATTTCTTCTTTGAAATCATGTGGTATACCTTGCTTACAAGTAGGACAGTCATCGTGGTTATGGTAAAAATCTAACTCTTTATTTACTTTAGTAATCTGACTACTAAATTTTTCTTTAAATACATTCAGTTTCTTCATTCTATCTTTTGGATTACCCAAAGAAGTTTTCTCTGTTTCTTTTTCTACAATCTGTTTTTCATGCTCTTCTATTGCAGAATGAATATCTTCTATTTGTTTTTCTATTTCAGCAATTTTTATTTTCTTATCGTTCTCAAGATTTTCAATGTACTGTTTTTGAAGTATTGCTTTCTGCTTAGAAACTTCTACATTTGCTTCTATATCACGAATGGTTTCTTTCATCTTGTTTACTTTGTCTTTTAGGACTTGGTTCATTGTGGTAAAAATTTGTATGTCTAAAATGTCTTCGATGATTTCTCTTCTACTACCCAATGGTAGTTGCATGAATGGTGTAAAAGACGCACTACCCAATATAACAATTTGAGTAAATGACTTAAAGTTTAGTTTAAGTACAGAGTCTTCTAGATACTTCTGCGTATCTCTTAATGATGCATCTTGATCTACCAGTGAACCATCACAATGAATTTCAAACACATTTGGTTTCACACCACGAATTACTTTATAGTCTTTTGTTCCAATTCTAAATTCTACCTCAACAGATAGACCTTTGCCATTGACTGAATTTAATAGTTGTCCTTTACTGATTGCTCTGAATGGTTTATTGAATAGTCCAAAACATAAAGCATCAAGCATGGTAGATTTACCACTGCCATTTTCACCTACAATAAGTGTATTTGGACTACGTGTAAAATCAATTTCAGTAAATGCGTTACCAGTAGAAAGAAAATTCTTCCATCGTAACTTTTCAAATATAATCATATAAGTCCTCTAGACTTCAAGTGAGGAATGATAGCACCCTCAGTGTACATATTATGTTGCGTTGGTGTTGGATGTTGAGATGTTGTCGATTTTGGAGGTAAACCTTCACAGAAAGCTAGTTCAGTATTATCTGAACACCATTGATACTCTGAAGTAATCCATTTAGTATGATCTACCATGTCGTGCAAATATTTAACATTTTTATTTTGTGAATGTTGTTGCATTAAACAATCATCCCATCCCAAAAACATAAAGTAATTTATTTTATGTCTTTTCAAATAATTTTCAACCCGAAGAATGTCTTCATATGTTCGTATTAATTCATCTATTGGATCAGAAAACTGCATATGATTTTCAGACACACTATCAGGCCAGTTTGAATTTGATAACAACCATGAACCAGATTTGTCTTTAAACATCTTAATTGGATTTCCTGTATTTCTTGCCAACATATCGTGATGTTTATTTTCTAGTTCCCAAACTTTGATCTGTGTTTCAGACAGAAATCTTGCAAATCTATTTTGTGCTGACCACTGTACAGCAACCAACAGTTCATCTGATCTGCGGCATTCTTCTACTGCATGAATAACTCTTCTAGCAATAAGATTGTTTCCCTGAGAAGAAGAAGCGGTACTAACCAATTCAACATCTAGGTGTTTTGCTAGATACTCTGCCCAAGTATTACCAATAAATGGGTGTGTAAAGGAACAACCACCTGATATTATTTTGTTAATCAATACTCTGTGCCTCTACATACAATGTACGTAGAACAGTTTTCAATTTATCTTTATCAAGATCCGTGTTGGTACTGTCTACATAATCATTAAGCAATGTCATAGTATCATCCAAGTTTACTTCTACATCACCCACTGCATCATCTTCGAACTCTGAAAAGTCTTCAATGATTTTTAATTCAGTAAGATTACATTGGTATAATTTTTCAACAAAAGAATCAAAGTATTGAAAGTCATTCTTCTTGACTACAATTAATTTTATACAAGTACCTTCAATAGAAGTAAAGTCAAAAGAATCAAGGCGTTCTCTAAAACTGTCACTGGTATCATCATAGTGAAATTTGTGAAAAATTGTAAACGGGTTTTGTAGAAATTCGACATCATTTGTATGGGTGTCATATATATTAAATCCCCTTGGATCATCGTAATCAGACCATGTAATTTCATAAGGGTTGCCAAGATACAAAATGTTACCACTCCGAGAACGATGATGATAATGCCCACTGCATACCAAATCGAACCCGCTAAAATTGTCAATGCCCATTCCGTGGTCGTTTGGCATGCCCTTATACATTTGGAAACCAGCAAACTCAAAGTGTCCAAAACAAACTTTTGCGTCAGTACTTTTGATTTTTGCCATACTGTCATTGTAGTTTTCTGAACAGATCCAAGGTACAAATAGAATTTTTCTACCATCAAATTCCAGTTCCTCAATTGTAGGATAAATCTTAACATTTTTATATTCTCTCAATAAAAGTTCTGGAGAGTTTACATCATTAGTGTTCTTAAAGTATGTATCATGGTTACCAGGTATCATATGGATGTCAATATCCAAACTGGCAGCCTTGTCAAAGAAGTATTCTTTACAACTTCTCAGGGTATTGTAATTGATATACTTTCTTCTATCAAATACATCTCCTAAATGCATAACAGTTTTAATCTCTTTTTCTACCAGTGTGGGAAAAAAGAAATCATCATAAAACTTTTTAAAGAATGCATCGAATTGTAATGAATCACTTCTTGCTCCGAAGTGGGTGTCATTAATAGTAGCTATTTTCATGTAGTTAGAATTTTTCTCAGTGTATTAGCTTGGCTTTTTGCATCATCTAGTGCATGATGGTGCAGATCATTATCTGCGGCACGAATATCAGAGTTTCTTATACCCATCAGATTCATCACAGTTCTAAAACACATAATGTTCCAATGTTTCCAAGGATAATCTGATATGCCACAGGCTTCATAGGCTTCTTCTAAGATAGTAACATCAAACGATGCACCGTTACCCCAAATCATTACTTGATCATTGCCAATAAATTGAGTGAATGCTTCTAGCGCATCTTCAATATCTACTGGATCAACCATCAGTGCTTTGAGTGCTTCTGGTTTTTGTTTTTGCCACCATTCTACAGTCTTCTTATCAATATGTAAGCCTCTATCTTTACAAGACTTTGCATCAACATTGATATAGAATTCTTCTTCTGGTTTGCCATCCAATCTAAATTTAGTTGCACCAATAGATACAATTGTAGAGTTGGCGCGAGTACTTAAAGTCTCTAAGTCCACCATGATGTGAACTTGTTTAGGATCAGTTGGTGATGCCATTATTTTCCTTGCCCTCTGTATTTCTTATAGCTTCTCTTTTTATGTTTGTTCATAGAACTCATTTTGATATTGCCATTACCTATACTGGTTGCTTTGTTTGTTGGCTCTATAGATGTATGAGTGCCAATTCCTCTTTGCTTTGCCATTAATTATCCTCCTCGATCACTATGTCAAATGTTCCTTGTGATTGCATATCAAAAAATTTAACCCAGTCTTGTTTGCTAAGTTCAGGTAACTCAGTGACAAATTCTTCTCCGTCACCAAATGTAAACGTTACGGTGCCTTCTGGTGTTATAGCATAGGCATCGTTTATGTCATACTTTTGTTTTTTGTTTGTGAAATCTACCTGTATTACGTTGTCATCTTTCATAGATACAGTTCTCCAAGTAACACACAGTATATGCCATGTGCTACCAAATGTCAAGTGGTTTTTGAATTATTTTAAGGCTTCGATCTTTTCTTTAGCCAAGTCTACGGCTTCCCTGTCGCTCAGGTACTTGGGCTTACGTTTAGGAATCTTAGAATTGGTTTCTTTATGATCTTCATTGTGCTTGTTTGCTTGGTCTATTTGGTTCTTCATATAGTCCAAGTACTCGCTTCCAACAGTATCTTGACCTTCTGCAAACATATCAGTGAAGTCCATGTTGGTAATCATCTTCATCTTAATATCGATGTGCTTCTTTTCTTTTTTGATCCTACGTATGAAAGCATAGTATGTGATCTGTGTAAAGTAAGCAAATGGATTCTTAGATTTTTCTGGATTGAAGTTATCAATATACGTTATGCAATTTTCGATCCCGTCTAAGATCATCTCATCACGAAATGTATAGTTGACAAAGTTTGATTTGTAGGCTAAATGATTTGCAATCTTGACAAAACATTCTCCTAGATAGTCTGTTACTCTTGGTTTAGGATCACCAGCGGCTTCGGCTGCCAATCTTAGTTCTCGGTATGCAGTAATTGCTACCAAAAATTCTTTGTTATCAACGTAATGTTGTTTCGGTGTAGTTTTTTTCATTTTATTTCCTCATAATGTAAAAAAAGACTTGACATTCCAAAAATACTCTGTATAATAGGGCGTGTCCCTTTAGAAAGAATACTAATGTATTTGATCATTATCAACTGCTTGAGCATATGCAAAGATATCCGCAAGTGTTTCGTCTGGATCTGATTCGTTATCCTGTTCGGGATAAAAAGTCTTTTCTACTATCGCATAATAATCTTGCACATACGCCCGCCCTAAGGTTGATATATTCGCAATGATTGTTTTACTCATACAATATTCTAAATCGTCAGAGAAAGGGATCCATCCCATAAGAGCAAAAGACTCTTGCATTCCTCTAGGGCCTTCAGAATAATGTCTTGTGATTTTTAAAGGCGTATGGAGCTTCACTTGATCCGCAGAAATTTCTTCAACAGACGCAACCAACTGGGTCTCGTTCGTTAGAGTAATTACTTTAGGTTCTAGTTCGTTCATTTAATTTCTACCTTTGCTATCTTATAGTTAAAAGATTCTTCATTGTAAATTTTAATTCGTTCTAACATATGGTTCAGTGTAAAGTTTTTCTTTGATTTCCAAGACAGATCATCTCCAACATCGAATAAGTTACACGCTTCTTTCTGATTACCTTTTCTAAGTCCTCTACCAATTGATTGTAGATTTCTGATACGAGACTTACTTGGTGAAGCAAAAACAACATTATGTAAGTTTCTAATATTTATACCAGTAGAAAAAGTACCATATGAAGCAATGATTATAGCATCTTTTTCTTGCTCTGTCAAGTGTCTAATTTCTTCTCTTTGTTCTGTATCTGTTCCACCATGGACAAAGAATACTTTTCTACCATCTTTTGCTTTTTCACTTATCATTGTATTGAGTACTGCTCCATGCTTTTCAACAAACTGATAGAGTACCAAGGTGTTGCCAGTCTGAGCAATAGATAAGTTTGTTATAACTGCATTTCTTTTTGGGTTTGTTACTAGCCAATTCATTTCTTCTTGATATGGCATTTTACTTACTAGTTTCCTTTCTGCTTCAGAGTATTCTAAAAGTAAACAAACAATCTTCAACTCAGCCAGTTGCTTATTGTCCATTAGTTTCTTTGTAGTAGTTACTTTGTAGACTCTACCAAAAACACCTTCAAGAACAAGTCTGTGTGTTTTTGTACCATCAAGCGTACCTGTTGTACCTATTCTATACTTTGCGTTAGTAAGTTTATCCATCAATGTAGTTAAAGATTTTGCTTTGAAGTTGTGTGCTTCATCACCATAGATTACATCGAATTCATCAAACCAAGACTTAGGAAATTTATATATTGATTGCCAAGTTGAGATTACAACTGCGGCTTTGTTTGATTTGTCTTTGCCACTGTAGATTCTATGGCAATACTTGTTTGCTTGCCATTCATCTTTTGATGCGTAGTCATTAAAATCTCCCCACATTTGCTCAACGAGGGAAGTCGTTGGCACGATGATAAGCTGTTTACGTCCGTGTGCTTGGTGATAACGTAAAAGGCTGTAAATGATAAGAGACTTACCACTAGCAGTAGGAGATAAAAGAAGAGATCGACCATTGTTAATCGCATGAGTTACTGCCTCTAGTTGATAGTCTCTAATGTCAATAGGTTTATCTTGACTATGTAGGTTCAAAGACTTCGTGAATTTTGTTACTTGATCAAGTGTACCATCTTCTCCAATCTTGTCAAGTTTAACGTCTACTTTATATTCTAACTGCTCACAGAATTCTATAAGATAATCTAAAAGACCAACATATAGTTCTCTTGTGTACATATTAAACATTCGTGCTTTGCCATCCCACATTCTGTTTCTGTAGGCAGGCATAAATTTTGCGCCAGGTACCTCAAATGTAAAGAACTCTACTATTTCTTTTGCGGTACTTGGATCCGTGTCTATTAAAAGATGTACTTCATCTTTCTTAGTGACAGTAATCATTTACATTAATCCGTTCGTAAATTTTGTCCACTCTATGCTGTTCTTAATATCCCAACCTCTGCCTTGTACTGCTCGTAGTACTCTTTCTAAGTAGTCAACTACAGTACCAATATATTCTAGTTTATCAGTCTGTTGAATAATGTCATCATCAGATTCAAGATACTCATGCATATCAGACTTTAATGGTTTATTACCTAAATACTGCTCCCACCCCAATGCTTCTAACTCTTGTCTGGATAACTCGCCACGAAAATACTGAGACTTAATTCTTTTGAGTTTGATTAAACTAGTCTCTGCTTTTCTGTATTGTAGTTTTGCTGTGGAAAGATGATTCAGATATTTGGCATGAAGTTCTGGAGTTTTGGTACTCTCTTTGCCTAAGTTCAATTCATCAATTTTACAATCTTCGACCCACATAACTTGTAAGTCTTTTAATGAAATCATAATATATCTCCATAATATAATACTATTTATACTCTAAGTTAGAGCATCAATTGAATACGTTCTGTATTTAAATGCGGCGATACCAATGAAGTAATCACCAGCGCCATTTGTGATATCAAAATCTAATCCTGATAGAGAAATGGGAAAAGAATCTTTAAATGTAACCTTGACATTTGGATTATTGTTTGAGTCTAGTACAAACAAAGTAGCGTCACTTACTTGTGCTATACCTTCTTTGACACCCTTGTTTGCTGTTGCTGTTCTATATTCTTGACTCTTGATAAAGTCTGTAAACTCTTGGTGCTTCTCAGGGAAGCCGAGACCACGTAGCCAAGCATATAACTCTTTGTAGTTACTCATGTCTTCTTGAATAAGAAATCTAATCATCAACTCCCCAAATCTTAACTTGTCTCCAGGGTATGCAATGTCTACAAGTGGTGTTACCTGCTCTGGAAATCCCATAGAAATTTCTGGTATATTGGCTGCCTGACAGAAGAACGATACATTTGGCATATTATGTACTTGAAACTTAAAACCATTTGGGCGCAGATAATCTAGTTCTGACGGATTTGATCCATCAAAAGTTCCTTCTGTTACCGATGCTATATTGTTAAAAGCCATTTGTTTCTCCGTTAAACACTAAACTGAATACTTTCACCGCAACCACATGAACTTGCTTCATTTGGATTTGTGATCTGTATTTCAGAACCAGTCATACTGGTAACAAAATTAATTATAGAACCTGACATAATATCTGTACATACATCATCTACTACAATGATGTTATCTACAAGTGTGCCATTAGAATCATCTTCTGTGTAGTCCCATGTGTAAGCAAATCCAGCACAACCACCACCTTTAAGAGATAGTCGCACATACTTTTGTCCCGAAGACTCTAATAGTTCGGTCCAGTATTTCTTTGCATCTGCTGAAATTTTTATCATACTACTATTTATACACCCATTCTGTTCTCAAATCTATAGGTTCTTTTGTGCGAATATTTCGTACAACTTTATTTCCTAGTATTTTATTGTTTCTTGGAGTAAGATGATTTGCGTGTTTAGAATCTTGGTCCCAACATTCTTTGATTTCATACCAGTACCTACCTTTTAAATCAAACATAGCTTCCATCTGTCTTTTTGTAACTCCTGACAGACCAGCGTTACTAGAACCCTGGTTTTCTCCACAAGTTGCTATTTCAATATGTTCTTTATCTTTTCTGTTTATGTAGTCATCACCACCTATAGGTAATACAATTATTGTTACATTTTTTGTTATTGCATCATATTGTAAAGCGTTTAAGAAAACGTTCATCGTGGCACTATGTGCATCCGGATTGTACATATCTCCTAGAAAAAACTCTTGGGGCTTGAATTCTGCACCCGTCTGAGGTTTTCCATTTTTTGCAGGTGTTATTTGATGAGCAGTCATAAATCTTGGCTGGTTATATATTGTAGGATCTCTTAAAAATATTCTTTCCATGGCTGTAAGACTCATAAGAACAATATCATTTGCTTCAAGGTGCGCTCTCTGTTTTTCATATGTGTAGTAAAGATAATCTAAACTAGAAGCAGGAACTGCAAAATTTATAAACTTATATTTAGGAAATTCTTCTGCAACCCACAGAGTCCAAGATTTTGCGTTATCATAATCTGCGGCATAACTATCACCAAATATCATTATTTTAGGCATATTTTTCCTTGTAGTCTTCAATGGCAGCCTTAATAGCATCTTCTGCTAGTACACTGCAATGTATTTTTACAGGTGGAAGTGCCAGTTCTTCAGCAAGTTCTGTATTCTTTATTGTACTTGCCTCGTGTAACGACATACCCTTTACCCACTCTGTTAGTAATGAACTGGAAGCGATTGCAGAACCACAACCATATGTTTTAAATTTTGCATCTGTGATCACATCATCTTCGACTTTAATCTGTAGTCTCATAACGTCTCCACACGCAGGTGCACCTACCATACCTGTGCCAATACCATCTGTGTCTGGGTCCCATTTGCCTACGTTGCGAGGATTTTCGTAGTGATCTATAACTTTATCGCTATATGCCACTTCAGTATCTCCTGTACTGTTAGAAGTACTACTATTTATACGCACAAAAAAAGGGAGCCGAAGCTCCCTTAAAAGTGTCTCTAATGAGATTCTTTTTATATTACATAAGGTTAGTAACTTTAGACAGTCTGTAGTACTGGTTACGGTCAGCAGTAAATGTTGCACCGTCAGTAGTACCGTTAGCTTGAGTCACGTATGGGTTTGCAATCATGCCATATCGTGTCTTGAAGCCAATCTTAGGCTGGAAGTTACCTGGGTCAATCGCTCTAACCATTTGCAGAGGTACGTATGGGCAGTAGAAGATACCAGCATCATATGCGCTAGATCCTTTATAACCAACTACGTAGAACTGTGAAGCGGCTCCAGTATTTGCTGAATATGGATCAACATATACTTTGTAACGACCGTTAAGAACACCAGCAAATGTGTTGCCAGTATCGTCAACGTTAAGTGGACCACCACCTTGTAGTGCTGAACCAGTATCAAGAACACCAGCCATTGAGAGTGCAGCCGCAACATCAGCAGATGTGATGATGAAGTTACCTTTCCCTCTACGTGTGTCTTGCGCGATTACGTTAGCATCTCTTTCAATGTTGAAGAGAAGACCTTTGAATCGCTCAACTGACCATCTGCCATTTGAATCAACGTCAAGGTCGAAAGTACCGGCTGTTGCAGTAGATGCAGAACCAGGCTTAGCGACTTTGTAGATTGTTCTAATAACTTCACGGTTAATTTCAGCAAGAATTTCTTGTGAAAGAATGTTTGACAACTCACCTTCAGCGTCCAAACCATGGATAGCTTTAAGGTCTTGAGCCAATTCTACTGTGTACTCAGCTTTCAGTGCGCGAGTCTTCGCAGTAACGGTTGTTTTCTCGATTGAGAAAGCCATTTCATTGAAGTCTGTTCCACCTGAATCACCAAGTGCTTCAGCAGTATTAGTAGCAATGCCAGTACCTGTAGTAAAAGTACCGTCAACTGGGTTTGAGCCAGCATGAGTACCAGTACCAGAAAAGTCTGTGTCTGCTTCGTTGAATAAAGCCTCTGTACCAGTTTGATTGGTAAAGTGTGACTTCATTGCAAAGATAAGACCAGTAGGTCCAGTCATTGGTTGAACACCAGCTACATCATAAGCCATAAGATTAGGCAATGCCCGTCTTACAAGACTAATGAGAATTGGGTCGTAGTTGTCGATTCCGCCACCAGTATTACTATTGACAGCGACTTCGTTAAGAGCAAGGCGTTCTTCACGACAAGCCTTCTCTTGGTTTTCAAGAATAACAGCGGTAACTGCTTTCTTGTATGGGTCTTTGATTTCGCCAAGAGCTTCGTGGTCCAGAACTGGAGCCCACTTCTCTTGAATTTGTTCAGAAAGATACATTTTTCGTTTCTCCTATTGGGGTTTTAGTACTATTATTTATAAAATAAAATATTTTAGAACTTTGCTGATTGAGAGATTGCCTGAGCATATCTGGAAATATAACTGTCGTCTTGGTTTAACCCTTCTACAGTGTCTTCCAACTTATCTTCGGAATCTTGTTGCCCTTGTTTTGGAAAATAGTTTTCCTTGACTACTGCAACTTTTTCGGTAAAGATTTCAGTGCTACCAAAATCAATATCTTCAACAAGTTTTGCAAATTTTTCAGCTTCAGTCAGTGTTAAGTCTTCACTGGCTTCTTTGATGATTGCTTGCTTCTGAAGATTTTGCTTTTCTGCAACAACTTCGATCTTTTCTTCAAGGGACTCATTTAACTTTGTTTCCAAAGAGTCAATTTTGTCCTGCATTTCGCCCAGTACATCATACTTTTCTTCGGGTACTTGGATGTAGTGTTCAGCGAATAGGGTTTTCATACCAGAAATGAAGTCTTCAGTGATCTCAGCACGTAGACCTCGCTCTATGGCAAGTTCATTTTCTTTCATCCAGTTCTCAGCAACATAGGAAAGGAACGAATCTAGTTTTTCTACCATTTCTTCCTTGAATGTTTCTTGCTGTAACTGTGCTTCTTCTTTTAGTTCTGCTTCGATTGTTTCCATTTCGTTAGCAATACGTGCAGTGACAACGGCTTCAAAAATACCAGCTGCCTTAGTCTTGAATTCTTCAGAGAGTTCTTCTTCTGATTCAAACAAACCTTTAATGTCTTGACCGAAAAGAGTTTCTTCTTCTTCTGCAACAACTTCTTGATCTTCTGCAACTTCTTCTTCAGCAACGACTTCAAACTCTTCTTCGGTGCCTTCGTCTTCAGAAATAACTTCTTCTTCAGATGCTACTTCTTCTTGAGCAACTACGCCTTGTGAAGAAGCATTGTTTACTGAATTTTCAGTGTCTTCTTCGTTTTCGAAATTTGAAGGAGCTTCTTTAGCACCATTACCCTTAGGCAATGTTCCATCTTTTTTCGCTTTAGCAGATGCGGCTTTACCAACTTCAGATGTTAAACCACCTTCTTTGTTACCCGTTCCACTTAAATCGTCTTTTGCAGGATTGGCATCTGAACTACCCTGAGTAGGGGCAGATGAATCACCTGGTTTACTATTGGGTGAAAGGTTGTCTGCCTTCTCATCCAGTTCTTGGAGTTCTTCACTAAGTTGACCAACTTCTCGGCCCTTAGCAAGAAACTCTCTAATCTTGTTTTCTACACTCATGTTACTGATCTCCTTTTAGGATTATGTTTCTGATAATTATTTATAAAAAATTAGATTTCTGACAGTCTTTTCATGAAAGATTCAAAGACTACTAATTTTGCTTCATCCAGTTCACGGGCAGAAGTCTTACTAATATAAGTCTTTGCCATATCAACTTCTCTTTCTTGCCAGATGCCATTCTCTAGAATCCACTCTCTGTTCTCCATGATGCCTCTTACAAATGCATCTGGTGCTGAAGGATCAGAAACTATGTCTGCGGCAGTTGATAGCATGAAATCGTCCTGCACTTCATTGATACCATTACGCTCTTTAAGAGAGCCTAGTCCACGTGAACTAACTCCCAGTTGAGCACCTTCTTCAATAAGGTTTCTGGCAATGTTTCCCATTGGAGTATCAAGAATTTTTGCTTTACCGATGTAGTTATTACCATCTTCTTTTAGTGAAGTAATAAGGTGTGATACACGGTCAAGATTAACAGTAGGTCCATCAGGATGACCAAGTTCGCCCATGGCTCTCTTAGTATCGATGTTCTCTTTAGTGTACCTAGCAACCTCTCGTTGCATAATTTCTTTCGGGTACATTCTACCGTTTCTATTTTTTAAATCTGATTGAAGAAAGACACCCTCAATATACATTGATTTCTTGCCGTCTTTCTCTTCTACGATGTACTTGACATCTTCTACTGTTTCAGTAATAAGTTTCATTATCCTAAATCTCCATCTGCACCTTGGTGCTGTTGTGAACCGTAACCGTCAACTTTAGTTAGTTCAATGATTACTGTTCCAGATGCACCAGAAATTGCAACGTCAACGTTTTCGCCATTGTGCTGATTGTCTGAGAAACCATTGAATTCAATTGAACCCGATTCGGCTAAGTCATACAGAACGTTACTATCTCTAGAGATAACAGCGGCACCAGACGCACCTAAAGTCCAGTGAATCGCTCTGATATTCGCTTTTGGTGACGATTGAGTTTCTGTTGATTTTTTTAATGTTGTTGCAAGTGCGATTGAGCCAGTCGCAGATGTTCCCCGAACGGCGACAACCCCTTGAACTTGGGTCAGTTTTAAAACGTCTACTACGACTGCCATTTACTTTCTCCTAATAACCTTTTTTCTTGTGATTGGAATGCGGCCCTTCTTGTAAAATATCAAGGTCAACGGTATCACAAGTTTCAATTCCGTGTTCGAACATCACTTTATACCAAGAAACGTTTCCGTCTGCGTCTGGTTCAGCGTGTTCTGCGTGAAGTGGGCGCCCTTCACCATGCTCTTTGTGCAATACTTTCATCGCGCAATTATGTGTAAGTTTAGGATCTTCTGAAGAACCTTGTTTAGGAGGTAGTTTATCACCTTCTACACCATCTTCCGCTGGATGATTTGCAGTAGGTTTTTCTTTACTGGGTTTCTTTACTGCCAGTGCTTCTTCTTTAAACTGCCTAAACGTCTTCATTTGTTTCTCCGTTTTCTACTTCAGACTCTTCTGCAGGCTCTTCTACTTCTACTTCTACTTCAGGCTCTGCTTCTAGTCCCATTTTTTGCATTTCACTATTATTGAATACTCCATTTGCAATTTCAGCTTTTCGATCTGCTAGTACATTACCGACTCGCTGTCCCATTGCAATATTAAAATCATCTGCGGCACCTGTTGTGTCGCCAGATGCCATCTTGTCCATCATTGCACGAACAATATCTTGTGCGTCTGCTTGGTCATTCACTTCAACTTCAATATCTGACATAATTATTCTCCATCTGTCTGTTCTTCTTCAGCACCACCTTGCGACATTGCAATTTGATGTTGTCGATCTCTTTCTGCTTCTGCGGCGTCACCAACAAGGTGATCATCTTTATCAGCACCTGAAATTTCTGCATCAATTTCAGAAATCTCTTCATCAGTAAGACGTAAGATATTTTTCTGTACATATCTCTTACTGTATAGTTGTCCCATAAATGGTGCAACACCGTTAAGCACTTCAATTCTACTACGGAGAATCTCTTGCTCTTTGGATTCTGTATAGTAGACATCACTTGCAAATTCATAATGCAAGTCTTCTTTAATTTCTATCCAATCTTGCTCAGTTATAATACCTTTGAGAACAAGTTGTGTCTTTAATAAATCATGGAAAATTCCTGAGAATCTTCTTCTTAACTTAGAAATGAACTTGGTAAATTTAAGTTCATCTCTTGTAATCTCTGCCGATCTACCAAAATTTAATCCAGATTGCTGTTCTAATCTAGATAGTGGTACATTTAGTGCTTGATAAAGTTTGCGTTGAAAATACTCAACGTCTTCAATCTGTCCTAAGTTTGCACCACCAGGCAATGTTTGAATCTCTGTCCCTCTGCCACCTTCTTTTCTTGGTAGCCAGAAATCTTCAAGCATTGACATAAACTTTTTATCATCTCTGATCTCGCCTGTACCAGCATCATATACTAGTTTATTACGATATCTTTCCATAATATCTTTTAGATACTGTTCTGCTTTACCAGTAGGTAAATTGCCAACATCAATATAAAAGATTCGCCTTTCTGGTGCTCTAGTAATACGATAAATTACTACAGCATTTTCCATCATTCTAAGTTGGTTTGCTGGTCGTATTGCTTTGTGCATATACGATATTGGGATTTGTTTATCCTGGTCCATCAAACCCGAAGTACAATATGTAATAGCATCTTTGGTAATTTTCACTGCCTTATCTTGGGCATTACCTGCTTTATACTGTCCAGACTTAGTGGCTAGTCCTTTATCATCAAATATAAAATGCTCATCGATGTCCGTAATAACTGAAACACCATTTGCATCTTTTTCTTTCTTTACTTTCCTTACTTTCTTGATCTTTCTAGGATCAATGTATCTTACATCTTTGATACCTTCTTTTGATTTTGCAGTATCAATTACTTTATGAAAGTAAATTCTTCCGTCAACATACCAACGTCTAAAATAATCTTGCGCTTTGTCGTTGAAATTCATCAATGAAATGATGTTATCAAACTCAGCTTGGATGGCTTTCTTCACTGTAGCAGACTGTTTAAGCGAATCAACATTTAATGTTAACGGCTTTTCATCGTCCATATTAGAAATAGTATCATTAATAATATCTTCAATAGCAGAATCAACATCTGCCATCATTGATATATCGCGGTACCTTTTAATAAGTTCCGCTTCATTGTTTGCTACACCTTCTACATCAAAGTATGTACCAAAATAACCACCTGCCTGAATACTTTCCAGGGCTCCATCAGAATCTGGCGCTACGAAAGATTTCTCTGTCTTAGGCGCCTTTTTCCTGTTAATCTCAAATCCAAATAATTCCATGTTATAATAATCCTATGTCCAATTAGCTTACATCGTAATGCATATATTGGAACGTCACTGTAAATTCTTCAAAAATATCATTCTGTGCATATTGTAATGCAATTTCTGACATCTGAATTGGAAAAGCATTTCGTAGTGTATAAGTACCACCAGATAATACTTCGTCATTTCTGTCAAGATGCTCAACAACCAAGTCAGACTGATAGTCTCTTGGAGTAAGTACACCTTCGTTTGTTTCACGATCATTAAGACCGTTCATCCATGTTTCGAATGGTTTACGTAAAGAGAAGTTTGAATCATTAACAACTGTAATTGTCCATGGATCAAAGATTCTTTCACCAGCCATTTTAATTTCACGACCTCTATACTGAATGATCGCGGGGTTTACGTTTGATGCGGGCAGTGCGGCGCCTGTTACCAGTAAGCTATACGATGGATCAACTCCTGGTACGTAGCTTGGAAAAGCAAGAGAAACCCGAAACTGGTTTGGTCTAGCTCCACCAGCGCCTAGCCTCGCTTTAAATTCTTCAATATTCATTTAATTTATCTCCTAGTTGAATATGATTATTTATAATGGGTTAGGCACCAAGTTCTTCAAAAGAGATACCTGTACGAGTAGCGACAAAGGTCAACGTAATAAAGTTGATAGACTTTGCAGGCTTGACAAAGATATCTGCTCTGAATTCATTTGAATCTATTGTCTCAGCAGTATTGTTTGTTTCGTCACAAACTACTCTGAAGTCATAGATACCTCTTCTGCCTTGTACATCACGCAAGAACGGTTCTACTAGTGACCTAAATTGCGCTCTTGTGAAAGCGTCATTAAAGTCAAAGAGTTGGAACTTAGCGGCTGTTGCTACTGCCTTTTCTAGGACAATAAACAATCTACGTACATTAATTCTATTAAATGCAGAAGGCTTGTCTAACAAAGTTTTATCTCCGAAGAGAACGATGCCGTTACCAGGGAATCCAACAACTGGGTTGATACCTTGACGATACAATTCATCTCTTTCAGTCTTTTTAGGAGAGAATGCGAGTTTAACAGCATTCTTGATTACACCGCGATTATAACCAGCAGGTGAGAACCAAGGATCGTTTTGATTATCTGCGACAACACAAGCACCAGCTACGTCACCATTTAGAGGTACATAGACATACTGATCGTTGTACTTGTCGTACATATATTTCCAACCACTATCCATCACTGCGAATGAACTTCTAGTTAAAGAACCTCTGTCAGTGACAATTGCAGTTACTTCTGATCCAGAATTGTTTACAACTGAATCTCTTTCAGGTGAAACAAATACCATACAGTCTTTTCTAACTTCTGCAACATTATCGATTATATAATCTGCTACTGTGAGTGCGTGTGCGGATGTCATGATTAATGAAACATCAAGCAACTCATCGTTATCAAACATTAGATAACCAGATTGTAAGTCAGCACTAGCAGGGCCAGCATCTACTGCACCAGCAAGTGAAGTCTCGTCAGCGGTAGTTAATGTATCAAATCCAACATTACCAGCACCAGTTGTACCCCAATCTGAAGCACCAGTTGGATTATCCATTACCCAAACATACTTTGATCTTTGGTTAACAACATTTTTCCAATAGTTAGACTGGTTAACATCATCTTTAGCGTCAGATGCTTTAGATACTCCTGGGAATTTTTCAAGAATAGTTCCTGCAATACCAGTAATAGCACCATCTTCATCGACTACGATGATGTGAAGTTCGTCAACTGAAGTTCCTGCATTAGCACCCCATGAGGTAGTAATTGGTGTACTATCAAACTGACCAGCATAAGTCCAAGCAGTAGATAGGGTTGCTGTTGCTGTTGCACCAGTACCTCCACCACCAGAAATCGTAACAGTTGGTGCTGAAGTATATCCTACTCCACCAAAAACAACTACAATTGCATTGACTGCATCACCAGAAATTGTTGCGGTTGCTGTTGCAATCGTACTACCGGTGTCTGGGTTTGCAATGGTAACAGTTGGCGCTGAAGTAAATCCTGATCCACCTGCTGTAACTGCAATGCTTGCAACTGAAGTGGCTGTAAAAGATGTTAAATCTGCCATTGAGACTTTAAGTGAGTTGCCTAATGTACCAGGATATTTGGCTGCCCAAACTCCTACACTAGCTTCATTATTTCCATATGATGCTTCATACGTATCTCTATTTTTAATTAAGATACCAGCACCATCAGCAGTGGCATTTCTTGCGGCACTTCCGACTTCTCTTACTGTTAAACAATTAGATCCATATGCCAAAAATGAAGAAGCAGTCATGAAATCTAAGAAATTACTTGTTGTTGGTTTCCCAAACAAACTTACTAAATTATTTTCAGAGTCTACGTTTTGTATCTGATGGGCAGGACCCCAACTAAAGTCTCCTACAATCGCACCAATTGTGGTTGCAACTGCGGGAACAACATTAGTCAAGTCTTGTTCTCTGACCTGAACTCCTGGTGATAGCTGAAAAGCCATGTTATTCTCCTCGATGTTAAATTACGGTTATCGTATAATGTTCCTTGAATTATTTATAATAATCCATATTTCTCTTTCTCGTCTGCCCACATCCATACATCACCACTTGCTATAAATACTTCTTCTTTCTGACCATCATCGATAATACCGAATGGAGTTAAATCTTTTTCTATTGTTCTCATTTCAGAGTTGTAAAGATTGTCTCTCATATCAACGTTAGTTAAGTCTTTAAAAAATGTATTCGTACTGAGCCATGCAAATAACACCAAGGTCATGGCTAAATCATCGTTATACCCTTCATCGGCTACAAAGGTACCACTTTTTTCTACAAAAGTAGACATCTCACTAATACAGTCAGCATCAAAAAGTAATAACTTTTGCTCTTCAATGAGTGCTTTTAGTGCAAAACATCCTTGTCGTTTTACTGCTTTTGATGTTCTTACGCCTAAAGTACTTTTCTTGCCGAATCCAGGAGAAACATATTGTTTGTTATTCTCGGAAACTGTACTAAATATATTTTCATATTCTAATTCTTGGTGAAGTATATCTGATACTTGCTGTCCAATATCATTTGTTTCTATCAAAACATATGCATTGTTGTAATCAGACGCAACTTTACCAATAATATTTGGATAAAGTAGGGGTGAAATTTTATTATTTCTATACTTACCCACTACCTTAAAAGGCATTTCTGTTATATCTAATAATGTAAATGCGGAATAGTCTCCACCAATACCTCTAGAGGTGTCCACTACTACAACATAGTATTTATTTTCTTTTGGTTCTTCATATATATCTAACCCATCTTTTGTGTAGATTGGATCATATGAAGACATCATTCCTAATGCTTTACCACTTATTAATGTGTTAGATGAACCAAGAAAATCACATAAAACTTCTTGATTAAACTTCAATTCTCCCAGTAGTTTAAATTGTTCTTCTGCCCATTGCTCATCTCTTCCTGGTATCTCTGCATATGGTATAAACATACTCTCAAATCCATTTAATCCTTTCTTAGATTCATTCCAGAATTTCCAGAAGTGATTGTATCCAAGTGGGGTAGAAGTGAGTAGAATCTTTGTAGTTTCACCAGCAGAAATAGTAGGATAGACTGAAGTAAAAAATTCATCTGCTACATTGTTTGGTATAATGGCAGCCTCATCAATGTACAACCAGTTTACAGATTTACCACGAATACCAGAAGCTGTTGTGGCGGCAGTAAATACTACTGAACCATTCTCTAAATCTACGTTACCTTTATTCCAAGTCTTAACACCCTGTTGCATCCATATAGGTAGATGTTCATACATAATTTGATAACGAGATAGAACTTCTCGGGCAGCCGCGGTCTTGTTTGCCATGATAGCAATTGTTTTACTATCATTAAATATACTATAATGTAATATACAGGCTGCGGCTGTAATTGTTTTACCTTGCTGTCTGCCTTCCATGAGAATAGCTTTGCGCTCTTTCATGATAAACTCTACTTTTCTTTTTTGACAATCGTAAAGTTTAAATGGCTGTAAGCCTTGGTCCAAAGTTACTATCTGACAGTAAGTTTCGATGAAATAAATCACATCATCTTTACATTTCAAATACTCTTCAATTTGTTCTTGAGTAAAATCATGTTGATACCCTACCGGCTTTAGATTTGGATTGCCGTGATATGAGGTTTCAATCTGCGTCATTCTCTACCGCTTTCTCTTGCTGTTTATTAATCATTTTAAGAAGATCAGAAGTACTGCCAACAAAAAGATTATTATTAGTAACATTACTAGCATCAATGTTACCATTTACTTTGTCAATTTTTTGTTTCTTTTCTTGTACTTCCATGATATCTTTAGCACCCTCAGCCATTGATTTGATAAGTTGACCCGCAACTTCAAATGCCCTAGGATTGTCACTGTTCTGTGCTATACCTAAAATACCTTGTATAGCTTCTTCATTATAAGACATCGATCTTTTAAGTGCCTGTCTGGCTTCTTCAAAGTCACCCTCAACACTATCTTCTGAGTCTGTAATAATAGCAGGAGTTTTTGGTTCATCTGTTTTAGTCTGGGTAACTTGAAAAGTTTTATCCAGAGCATCGAATACTTTGTTTACCATTATTTAAATTCCTGTTCAAACTCTTCCACAAATCTATATGCATCTGCTGGTCCAGGGAATTCTTGATATCCTTCTGGTGCTTCAATATCTACTGTGGGAGCAGTACTATAACCAGAACCACCATTAGTTACTGTTATAGATTCAATTTTACCATCTGTTCCTAATACGGCTTCAGCCCTGGCATTGCCAGTTGAGAATGTAACATTTGGTGCGTAAGTATATTTATCACCACTATATACCAAATTAACAGCATTCACTGCATCACCTGAAATCGTTGCGGTTGCTGTTGCTTTAACATTTTCTACAGAATAAGTTTGTTTTACATATTCACCCAATAGTTCAGGATTTTGCCAAGTAGACGCAATAACTTTGCGAATCATTCCTTGTGTACCTACAAAGCCATAGTAATTTAATTTCATGGTAAAATTAAAAGACCATATAATACTTTGTCTATCACCTGAATACGAACCTTCGTATTGATCTTCGTATGTAATGCTGTCCAATATAATTTTAATATCTCTTTTAATACCCATTTCAGGTAAATCATTTACAGTTACATTAAAGTCTGGATTAAAATGTGGCATTATCTGTTCTGCAATTTGTAAAGCATCTTCTTGATTCTTTGCAAAAGAATACAGAGTTATATTTAAATCGTATGGGGTCGATACAAAACTAGTTCTAGCAGTAAGAGTGCTGTCTGTATGCAATGCAACATTCTTATTGATTGGAGAAATCTTTCTATTAGGATCGTATGCGATACCAGTAATCTCAAATCCCATTCTAGGTAATGTTATTGCAACTTCACCCCTAGATTCAACATCTGGAATAGCCGCTATTCTAGACAGAAATTTTTGTTTTGGTGAGTACGCAAGAGGTACTCTTAATGACTGTGCTATTTCACCAGCAGAGTTTTTTCTTTCAACCTGTATGTTACTAAAGATTGTACCAAATGCAATAATAGCTTTCTTTGTAGTCGAGTGATAAAATTGTTTATCTTTAAACATTAGCCTACCTCACCAAATGGATTTACTTCAGTGAAGTCTAGTATATCACTGAAGTTCATAAAGTCTGCATTATCTGTATTTGCATTGGTCTTATTAGTTGCGTAGTCTTCTTTAATAAGTGCGTCACGGGTTTCCGTTAGTAGATTATCACCAGTCTCAGTCTTCAACTGATACAAGAATGTATCTAGTGAATTATTATCTTCAATAATATCTATATCAGGATTGCCCGTATCAAGTGCTTCTGAACTGTATTCGAACAACTCACACTGCAATCTAAATACGTATATCTTTCCTAGTTGGTAAAATGGATTTTGAAACTCTACAAATTTAATTTCAAATAGTGATCCTGTCTTAGCAAAATACAGCAAGTCTCCTTCTGCAGGTCTTGCTTCTAACTGAAAAGTACCACCAGAAGTGTCTACTAAATCTTCCCATCGTTTCTTGGCTAAAACAAATGTTGCAGAATCTCTTATCTCAATACCAAACTTAGAAAATATATCTCCTTCACCTTCAAATCCTTCAACGTTTTCAAGATACATTTCTAGAGGATATGATTGTGTGAACTTAGATAGAGCATCTTCATCAAAGATTGTATCTCTATTTACCAAAGTTCTAGGCAAATAGAAAACATCATGCCCATAAATCTTCAGGCTTTCTATTACAAGGCTTTCTACCAGCCGTTGTTCTGAAGTTGTTCCTGAAGTATCGCCATTTTGGAAATAAAAGTTAGTAGCCATGCTCTATTTATCCCACCATAAATGACGGTGGTAGTTCGTATTTCATTTGCATCTCGTCTTCGATCTGAGCGATCTCGGCAGTAGCTTCTTGAAATAATTCTACACCGTTTAAAGTTACTCCACCTGGTAATTGTATTCCACCAAATTTTTTCATATTTTCTCCCCATTGTCTTTTTAACAATGCGGTTAGATATTTCTTTAGGAACATATCGTCATATACTTCGTTGTATGTTTCTGGATTCAAAATTGCATATGCTTCTGCAATAACGTAATCTCCTACATTAAATGTCATATCCCAATCAGTATCGATATAAAGTCTATTAGTTTTTCTGTTCCATCGTATTTGTCTTTGATTAACAAACATTTGATCCAGTGTTGTTAAATGGCTTTGTACCATGGTGTAATACGTGAGGTCTGCACTTAACAAACTGTACATATCATTCATTCTAAACTGATACATAAGATCAAACATATTGTTTGTACCAGTTGTGGCATCATTTTGTCCAACCGGAAATAATCTTTGTATACTTAAAATCTCAGTGCCTATAGGAATGTAACCTTTTTCCATATCACCAGCACTGTAGTGATTAGAAGATGATAGAGTAGCAGATAGTCCACTTACCGAACCATTGATAACTTCTCCTGCAGTAAATGTACCTAGAATATTGTCTATAGTAAAAGCAGTACCAGTTCCGCTAACTAGAATAGCTGTTGCGCCACTAGTTGCACCAGTTAGAGTTTCTCCTTTACTGAAGTTACTCGCAATGGACGTAGATATATTTAATGTAGAGCCTGTAATCTGGTGCTTTACGTAAGTTCTTTCTACACCATCAAAGTGATATTCTTGAAATAACTGTAAAGCATCATCCACTCGGTCTTCTATCTGGTCCTCGTCAATATTAATTTCGATTACAGGAAAACCTAAGCGTCTTAAACAATAGTCTATAAGTCCTTGTCTACTTGATAATGCCATTTAACCCGCCTTATGATTGATCATATGCATACAAGAGTGCCTTGAGTGCATCAATTTCTTGTTTCACAAATGCAGTAGTAGCCAATTGCGTGGTATTTGTACCAGTACTTGCTGTTGGTGCTGTTGGTGTACCCGTAAGAGCCGCACTAGCAAGTGGTGCTTTTGTTGCTATACTGTTTGTTACTGTTGTGCTAAAGTTTGCGTCATCGCCTAAAGCAGCCGCTAATTCATTTAATGTGTCCAATGCACCTGGTGCTGAGTCAACTAGCGCATCTGTCGCGTTTGAAATGGCGGTATTCATTGCAGTTATAGTTGGTATAACACTGGTATTAACAGCAATAGCGCCACTACCAGCAAGAGTTATACCAGTTCCTGCATTGAGATATGCATCTACTTGTGAATTAACTCGGGAATTGGTGTAATATAAATTAGATGACCCTTCCGCAGTTTCATCTGTTGTCTGTGCATCAACATATGCTTTTACTGATTGTTGACTTGGAAGTTTAGTGGCACTGTCACT